TTTCAATCTCGCGTAAGTAATTAAAGTTATTTATTTCTTTTCTAAAAATTCCCAATGGTAGTGGATAAACCCTGTCATGAATTTTTTGAAAAAGATTGTTTGTATACAATCTATCACAAGACTCCATTATTTTATCAACATTTATAATAACGCTAATAAATGGAGTACCTTTCTCTCCAAGATATTTTTTTTTGTATTCGGTTATAAGGGGTGTGTCAACATTAAAATGTGAAATTACTGTATCATTTTTTTGACTTGTCAGTTCTCTTTCTATCAACGAATTGTGATACTGGAGACAGAGAGCCCGACTATTGGTAGATTGATACTGAAAAAATGATAAATCTTCATTGATGCAGTTTTTTAAGTCTTTAACGTAAAATAAGTCTTTATTCAATTTTACTTTTCCATTCTTCTAAAGTTTCATTGTGTTTAAATTGAACAATCTTAATATCATTCAAAGTACACCATTCTACTTTATCTCTATCTCGTGCCTGGGCACGAAAGAAGGAGAGTTTGTCTTTGTAATGAAACTTGTTGAATTTAAAATGCTGCTCGCCATGAACCTCAACAATTAGATTTCTATTTGGTACATAGAGATCGGCTCTCAGTATAGATTTTCGTACAGATGTCTTAGTGCCAGGAAGTGAAACCTCTTCCAATATTCTATCATAGGGATACCATGTGTCAAGTGCTTCCTTTGCTTTTTTATGTAGTTTGGATCTTTTCCCACCTCCAGATTTAGGATTCCACTTATAATCTTTACCGTCTAATCCTATCACTTTCATATTGTATCCTGTCTAATAACTCTTCAAAATTTTCTTCAAGCAGTAGAGAATGGTCATATTCAATTTCACCATGATCATCGTGAAATTCTGTGATAAGGTTGAAG